AAGTTAAACTTTTCGTTGATGCAATACCATAAATACTCATTAACTGAGATTGAAAACATGATACCTTGGGAACGAGACATCTATGTTGGATTATTAAAACAGCATCTCGAAGAAGAGGAACTTAAACGACAGCAATCAAAGAATGGCTAAGCGTCTAAATGCTACTATAAACAAAGAAACTAAGCAACTGCTTATCAATGACTTTGGATACGAACCCGTTGATCTTGAATCCTACACGGGTCAAATTCGTGCATTAAAAGAAAGTTTCAATTCACTTCAAATAAAAGATCCAAAAGATTCTAGATTAATACAATTACAAATTGCAATAAAAGATTTAAGAGCAGATAAAGAAGTAGAGAAAGATAAAACTGGCACGTTAAAGAAAACAAGAAAGAGAAGAAAAGATGCTAAGTCATTAGAGCAAATACAGGCAGAGATAGATGCAAAAGATAAAGCGAAAGCGGATAGAAAAGCACAGAAGAAAAAAGATGCGATGAACTTCATATCACCAGGCTCTGCACCTGCTGCGTTACCTCCAGCAGAGAGTGATGGTGGTGGAGATATGTCATCAGTATTAACAAAAATTGCTGGTGATGTGAATATAATTAAAGGTATTGTTGCAAGTCAGGAGTCTATTGAAAAAGACAAACTTGATGATACTAGAGAAGCAAGAGAGAAAAAGAAAAGAAGCATGAAAGAAAACCTCTTAGAGGGTGGAAAGAAAATGTTTGAGGGAGTCAAAAGTGGATTTGGAAAAGTACTCGAACCAGCAAGAGGAATTTTTGAATCGATATTTAAATTCATAGGTTTGTTTTTACTTGGTGCTGGATTAATGAAATTGCTTGATTGGTTTGGTGACTCTAAAAATAAATCAAAAATAACTTCCATATTCAGGTTCCTGAAAGATTGGTGGCCTGCCATTGTTGCTGCTCTCATACCATTCCTTGGTGGCATACCTTTAGTGATAGCTGTAGTAGCACTAGCAGTGGGATTTCTTCCAAAGATAATTGATACTGTTAAAATGTTATTTGGGTTTGGTAAACAAGTAGATGAAGAAATTGCAAAGAATGAGAAAGACTTAGAGAAAAGTGGCACGGAAGTAAAACTTGATGAACAGGGAGGAGAGGATCCACCACCACCAGAATCTGAAGAACAAATAGACACCACTGGTGCGGGAGAAAAACCAAACGTTGCAGAACCTCAACAATTTAATCAAGGTGGTGAAGTTCCTGGCCAAGGAAACACAGACACTGTTCCTGCAATGTTAACACCTGGCGAATTTGTGTTGACTAAAGAGGCAGTGAATCAAGTTGGTGCTGATACTTTATATGGAATGAACGCTGCTGCTGGTGGTGTTGGTAAACCTTCACAACAACCAAAGGCTAAACCTGCGAAGAAGAAAATGAAAACTTCAACTGTTGGAACCATGATGAAGATGGGTGGGTTGAAGATGGGTGGCATGACAAACAATATGTCATACGCAGGTGGTGGGCAAGTTCCTGTACAAAATTACTTCTTGGGAGGCCTAGTTAAAAAAGTAGGAGGCCTAATTGCCAAAACACCGCAAGCTCGTCTTATAAAATTTGCAGCAAATCAAATTAAAAAATCTGGAGTTAAACCACCTGTAGCAAAAGCACTAACTGCTCTTAAGAGTCTTGGAGGTGTAGTAGCACCACCACCACCTCCAAGTGATGGTGGCACAGATGATAGTATCACTGCAATACCAAGTTTTGATGTGGTCGCACCTGGCGGTAGAGCGAAGGAACAGACATTGGGAATAAGGAGATAAGGCATGCCATTAGGAGCGATAGTAAAAGCGGGTGCTAAATCACTTGCCAAAGATAAAGCAAAAAGTTTTATTACTGGAAAAGGAAAGGGAAAAGGTGGTGCTTTAAAAAAGGTAGGAGAACAAAAACCAAAGGTAGATCCATCTAATTTAATGGGTAGACAAGTTGGTGGAGGTGGAGGTGGAGCAGACATTCCAGCGTCAAAACAAACTATTAATATAACTCCTTTAGGATCTGACTCTCCTGTTGGGCCAAGTGGTGGTAGTGGTGATGTAAAAATTGTTCAAGACATTAGTGTTGCTGTATCTGCGATTGCTCAGAGCATGCAAAATAATCTTACATTAAAAGAGAAAGCACAAAGTAAAGCAAGGAAGGCAGCAGAGAAAGACAAACGTGCAGCACAAGAGTCTAATATAGAGAAACCAGATAAGCCAAAGAAAGAAAGTGGTGGATTTGCTGAAAAAATTCCTGGTGTTGGATTGCTAAGTGGTGTATTTGGTTTTATCACAAAGTTCATATATGGTGTAGTCATATTAAAATTAATAGAGTTTCTTCCCAAACTTAAGGGGGTTCTTGGATTCTTCAAAAAAGCACAACCATTGTTTAATTTAATCACAAATTTAGTTGGAGGTGCATTTGATTTATTAGTTACTTTTGTTGACTTTGGATACAAGATTGCTGATGGTGCAGAAAAATTAGTTGGTAAGATTTTTGGTGAAGAGGGTGCTGAAAAATTCAAAACCTTCATGGAGAATGTAAGGAATCTAATTAATGGTGCTATAGTATTCAAGGTCATATATGAAACAATAATTAAAAATGTAATTAAGAATATAAAGAATGCATTTAAACTTGTTAAAAATTTCATAAAGAGAGGTCTCAATCTTGCATCTAAATTATTTCCAAACGTAGCTAAAGGTGCAACAAAATTATTACAAGCAGGAAAGGGATTAGTAAGTAAAGGTATATCGAAGGTAGGTGGATTTGCTGCGAAGATATTTGGTAAGGCCTCAGGAGTTATCGCACCTGCATTTAAGGGTGCTAAACCATTTCTTTCTAAGTTCTTTGGTAAAATTCCGATTGTAGGCCCGCTTGTTATTACTATTGTATCTCTTTTATCAGGAGAACCAGCATCTCAAGCCATCTTCAAAGGATTGGGTGCTGCATTGGGTGGTGCACTTGGAACATTCATACCGATACCAATTCTTGGAACATTAATTGGTGAAACGATTGGTGTATTTGTTGGTGATTTGTTATATGAATTACTAATGGGTGGTGGCATAGATGCAGTAGGGCAGAAACTAAAAGATACATTTATGACTCTCTTCAAGGGAGGGAAGATGGTAGCAGATTGGGTTGGTGGAGGAATCAAAGCCTTTATAAACAATGTGCTTACAACAGATCCAATTACTGTAAAGTCAGGTCTTGGTGTTAGGTCTGCACTTACTAAAGGTATCAAAGCTTTTGGATTGTATAATTTCTTTGAGGGTCTTGGTTTTACTGGAGGTAAAAAAGGTCAGGTAGATAAGTTCCCCAATCTTCTCAACATACTTAACCCACTTAAGTTCTATCCTTTACTATTCAAATCTTTCTTTGGTAAGAGAGATGAAGGTGAAGATGTAGCTGCAACTGGTGGTGAAACAGCAGTTGTCTCTGAGAATCAAGATAATAAAAATGGTGTAAATGCAGATGCAGTGGCAGCAGAGACAACATATGAAAGTGGTGAAGGTGATGCTGTGATTATTCCAATCCCAGTTCAACAACCCACTCAACAAGTTGCAATTAAGAATAAGAGAGGTAGAACAATTGGATATAAAACAATTGTTTTAGACGATACTGAACTTGTTTTATATGGAGGTAAATAATATTATGAGTAACGAAGCCAAAAAATCATCACCAGCAACCATATCTAAAGCAAACATTATCTCTAATAAAGATCCAGAGAAAGTTGCTAGTGTGGTTAATGGATTGGTTCGTTTAACCTATCACGAAAGTATACTACAGGATTCTATCAAAGCGTATGTTGTTTTTAGTGATGTTGGAAATGCTATCGATGGTAAATCTGTGGTAGAGGGTCTTCCTCTCATAGGAACCGAAGATTTTAGATTGGAGTTTGAAGATAATAATGAGGAGAAGATTAAAGTTGATATGATTGTTAACAAGGTATCTCCAGTGTATGAAGATGGAAGTAAAAATGTTATTAGTTTAGAATTGGTATCTGAAGAATTTATCCGAAATGAAATGGGTGAGGCTAGATGTAGAACTAGAGAAACTGGAAGAGTGGATGAGCATGTGAAAAAAATATTTGAAGATAGATTAAAAACAAAAAAGAAATTACATATTGAGGAAGCAGAGAATGAATATAATTATATCGGAAGTAATCGTAAACCATTTTATATGTTGAATCTTCTTTCTAAACAGGGAATTCCTGCTAATTCTGCTGAAGGTGTCACTGCAGGATTTTTATTTTTTGAAAATGCTGACGGATATCATTTTAAATCTATAGAGGGATTGTTTAAACAAGAGAAAAAGAAATCATATGTTTTTAATAATTCAACTGATGTGCAAGCAACCCCCGCAGGATATGATGGAAAAATATTAGAGCATCAATCAGATAGTTCAATTAATATACAATCAAAAATGAACATGGGTGCTTATAAAACCAAAATAGTTTTATTTAATGCTTATGATTGTAAGTATGAAGTTATAGAACAAACTGCTGAACAAGTGAAAAAACAAGTTGAGATGGCTGGAAAAGATCTCCCCAAGTTTAATGAAAAGTTTGATACTTCTGCTGATGATTATACAAGAACTACTCTTTATTTGGTTGATAGTGGAACTTTGCCTGGTGGAAATACTGAACAACAAATTGGAGTTGGAAATACTTCAGATAATTTTAAAGCAATTAAAACATTAAATCAATCTATCCGTAGATACAATCAACTTTTTTCTGGTATGATGACAATAACTATTGCTGGAGACTTTAGTTTACATGCTGGAGATGTAATATTTGTTGACATATTCTCTGTTCAAGCAGAGAAAGATGATACAGTGAATAGGGAAAGTGGTGGTCTATATATTATAGCCGACTTATGCCACTATGTCAGTTCTGAGGGAACTTATACTAAGTTAAACTTAGCAAGAGATTCCTTCGGTAGAAAAGGTAATCATAGCACGAGGTAACTCATGAAAAGCATAGAAGATCACATTAAAAAAGACAAGGAAATTCTTGCCGATCCAAACACATCAGAGCCAATGCGTCATCATATTGAGGATGAGTTGCATGACTTAGAAGAGTATGTTGAGCATCATAAAGATGAGATCAAAGCAGGGGATCATCATGATCCAAATGTTCTAGAAGTATTCTGTGATATACATCCTGATGAACCAGAGTGTCTGGTATATGACGACTAACAAATATGGAATCGTCATCGTTATTTAATCCTGGTTTTTTAGGAGGCAGTTTCTATTGGTTTATAGGCCAAGTTGCTGACGATTCAACGTGGAGAGAAAATCAAAATCCTGAAAAATTTGAAAAAGTTGAAGATATGCCAGCATGGGGATATCGATATAAGGTTAGAATTATTGGTCATCATGATCAAGAGGAATCAGATATAAAAGCAGAAGAACTTCCTTGGGCTCAGGTAATGTATCCTGTGACTGCAGGAACTGGTCATGGTGGTTCATATCAAACACCTGCTATTAAACAAGGAAGTTTTGTCTTTGGTTTTTTTCTTGACGGAAAAGATCAACAAACTCCTATAATTATGGGTTGTCTTGGTAATAATGCCAAGACTAAACTTGAGAGAAGGATGGGAACTGAAGGTAGTGGAGGAAAAAACTTTACTCCAGTAAGTTTCTTCTCTCAAATGCTACAGGGAGAACCAAACGAACAAAAGAAACTTGCCGACAAAGATTTTGCACCAGGCCAAGCAGGAAATGAAGCATATTCTTCACCATCAAAATCAAATGTCTCTAAAGAATCATCTGATGCAAATAATTTATACACAAATTCTGATGAGAGAACATATAATACTTTGACTGAAAAGCATACATTAGGATGCCCGAATCCAGATACTCAGTCTGATACAAAAAATATGCAGACTGTGATAGAGACATTGACTGAGAAAATAACAAGATTTCAACAATCTCTTTTGGATGCCAATAAGGCTGGCGGTCTACCTATAGTAGAGAATAATAAAGACATAGATGCAGCGATTGAGGCTGCATCTGAAGAGATGTCAAAGTTTATGAAAGGCACAATGAATAAACTTCAGCAGTTTACAACTAAAGAATTTAATGAAAAACTTGCATCCTTAGAAAATATTGCTCCACCTTCACACACTTTAGAGTTATTAAACAAAAAAGTAGAGGGTCTTGAAAAAATTGCTTGTATGTTTAATGGCATGGCAGGTGCTGCACTTGCTGGATTGATAGCTGCAGCATTAAAAAAAGCATTTAATAGAAAGAAAACATTATCAGAACAAGCAGCAGCGAACACTGCTACCACTGAGGCAGGAGTTGTTGGTGTTAGCACAGAAGTAGTCACACCGAGTATTCCTTTATTAGATACACCTGGTTCTAATCAAGTTCCACAACCTCCTGTTGAAGGATCCTACAGACCTACACCACTTTGCGAAACAGAGGAAATTATTGGAGAGGTGATAGGAGGAACAATTAATACAATTATGCAGGGATTTGATTCTGCGATTGGCCCTGTGGTTGATGAAATTCAAAATGCTCTTGGAGGATCAACAACAGAGGCTGGGAATGAAAGTCAAGGAACAATAGATAATTCTCTAAGTGAAAATAATGTTCTCTCTTCTTTATCCTCTGGTGATTTAATTTTAAGTATGACTCAAACAGTAGCAAGTGAATCTGGATTAGATCCAAATACTGTTGGAGGAGCAAATCGTTTTTGGGCAGATGGTAATTATGGTAGTGGATTGATAAGTCTTCTTGATGCTAAAAATGAAAATACATCTGAAAATCAAATTTTAATTGCAGAGGCATTGGAACTAATAAATGATAGAGCAAATCCATCTGGCATAGCAGCAGGATTATCTTTAGCATCTAATTTATTAGGTGTAAGTGAGAGTCTTTTAGTGGGTGTAGGAAATGCTTTTCAGGCAATTAGAGTAGGTGATATACCTAGTTTAGTTTCTTCTGCTAGTAATCTCGCTGCTTTTCATCCTAGAATATTAACTGCGATTGGTGGTAAAGGTGCAGCTCTTGCTGGTGCAGTTCCAAGCGTTGGTTTAGGTGCACTTGGAGGTATGAGTTTTGATATTGCATCGGCATTGAGTTTTGTCAACTCAGTAACTAAAATATTTGATTGTGATCCTGACCCAGAGTGTTCTCCAAATGATACTTTTACAATGCAAGATGGTGGTGGGTCATCGGATAAACCTAATACATCAAATGTTGCAGAGGCTGCTAAAAATACCTCTCTCTCAACAAAAGAAAGAAAATCTTATGGAACAAGTATAGAAAAGTTGAGTTCTAGCAAAGAAGGTGTTACAATTAAAAAAGTATTTACTAAACCAAAAACAAGAACAAAAGATCTAACTAATCTTGTTGGTTATGTAAATGGTCAACCTTACTATGGTGACTTCCATATTCATGAGAGAGGAGATGGCACAATAGTTAAAATGGTTGGCATAGCACACACAACGACTCCTCATTCCATCATATATGACACAGTTCAAGAGAGTTTAGAGTAATGCCAATATCACAAACCTCATTTAACAATATAAAAGTAGGATACATTGATGAAACTGTTGGATATGTTCAGAATGTGTCATTATCTGATGCGAATGAATATGCAAAATTAAATCCAGAGACAGAATTTATTTTTATTGATGGTGATGAAAAAGTAAGATTTTTGACAATTAGTGAAGTCAACGCACTAACTCCCAAAAATTTACTTAGATCTGATCCATGTTTAATTGGTGATCAACCTTGTGGCCCACCCAAACTTAAATTTTATGGTGGTCGTGGAGTTGGAGCAAGTGCAAATCCAGTTGTAGATGTTAATGGTAATTTAATCGCAGTTGATCTTGTAAGTGGTGGGTTTGGATATCAGACACCACCTCAAGTTCAAGTGATTGATCCCTGTCAAAATGGTAGTGGTGCTGTTCTTCAATCAATATTAGGAACTGGTGATCTAACTGGAGTTGTTGTGCGAGTAATCGTAAAAGATAGTGGTCAAGGTTATCTACCACCACCACAAACAGTTCCTCAATACCCTGCTATCATAGAACTTACAGGTGTAACTGTTACAAACCCAGGCTTTAATCATAATTGTGGGGTGGATACCATAGAAATAATACCAAGCAATGGAAGTGTTTTATCTTATAATTGTGATCCTTTTGGTAAAATAAAATCAGTGTCTGTTGATAAGGGTGGTAGATTTACAGAGTTACCACAAATTAGAATGAATACCGAAACTGGATTTAATGCTACTTTTGTTCCTGAGTTTAGTATTATTCGTGATCCACAACCAGTAGAACCAGTGTTGACAGATGTGGTTCAGGTATTCGATTTAGTAGGGTTAAATATAAATGGTTATGTTGATGGTAAACCTTACTATGGAAACGTCTATTATGTGAATGGTATCAGATACGCAGGAACATCTGCACAGACATCTGGAACTAACATTGTAGTCTATGACACTCAACTCGCGAGTGTTCAGAAGAGACAAATTGAAGGTCAGATCACAGCATCTCAAAGAGAGGAAACTGAAACACAGGAAGATACTATAGAAGCTATAAGTTCTCCAAGTAGAGGAAGTTACTCCACTACCCCAGTTAGTGCCCCATCAACAACACCAACAACCAGCACTCCAAGCACAACACCTGCAAGTGGAGGTGGTTATACAACCCCATCAACACCTGCACCTGCACCATCAACACCATCAACACCAGCACCCCCATCATCTAGCCCACCTAGCAGTGGCGGTGGCGGTGGCTACGGAGGATACTAATGTCTCAAAAAAAGAATTTTTGGAATCAAGTTATTAGTGCCATGAATGGTGCTATCACTTTTGGAAAGTTAAGCCCAAAAGGTGATGTCACTTCAAGTGTTCACATTCAAGCACTTGATGGTAGACATTTCATGTCACTTGATGAGGATGGGCCTAGAACAGGATTTACATTATTAAATTCACCTGGTTCAACTTTTATTGAGAGTGGTGAGGATTTAACTAAGGAGCAAATAGGAGTCATGATTCTTTCAAAGAATGGTGACATACATCTTAAAGCAACTAATGGAAAGATCAAATTAGAAGCACTTGATATTGAATTAATCGCTAATGGTAACGCACCACAAGGTGTAATTTGGGCAAATGCATATGAGACCTTGAAACTTGACTCAAAAAATGTTACAATAGATGG